CCGGCGGAGGGGGGGGGGGCCGGCGTCCATGAAGGCGGCCACCTGAGCGTCCACCGAGCTGGTCGGGCGCGCGAAGTGGTAGAAGCCGATTCGCTTGCCGGCCGCGAGGGCCTGCTGGGCCTGGGTGTGCATGAACGGGTTGACGTAGTCATCGTCCTCAGTCGCCTTGATGATGACGAACTGCCCGGGCAGTGCCCCCAGGTCGGCGCTGGACTGGTAGGAGGAGACGTCGATGCCCCACATCTCGCCCCACGTCGCCGCCGACTTGGTGACGGTCGGCGCGATCGGAGCCGGGGCTACGGATGCGTTGGCGTGGGCGAACTCAGGCCACTGCGCCACGAAGCGCGAGTCGTCGAAGCGGTGGCACGAAGTCCACGCGCCGCGGGCGGTGTGCGGGTGACCTGAGTAGCGTACGGTGCGGGTCTCCTGGCCGGTAGTGTCGCCGGCGTAGCCGTCGATGCTGCCGTCCTCGGCGATCCACGCCTCCGAGACGAGAGGGTCATCTCCGTCCTCGACCACCACGACGACGTGCCCTACGCCGCCTTCGTTCGCGGCGGAGAGGATGATGTCCCCGGTGCGGAAGCCTCCGGCGGGGGTGAGGTCCGAGTCATTCCAGGGGACCTCAGCGAACCCGCGGGCCTCCATCCCGCCGCGCATGTTGCCGGTCCAGAAGTCGTCGATCTCCAGGAGGGCCTGATGTCCCCACGGCACGCCGTAGTTGACGTGCAGGCCGTAGTTGATACAGCCACATGCCAGGGACGAGCAATCCGCGTTCTGGGCGGTGGTCACGTAGCCGAGCTCGTCGGCGTTTGAGAACCACGAACTGCGCTCGGGCTGGCTGTATCCGATGTTGGCCGTGTTGGCCAGGTAGCGGGCCTGGCCCGCCGTAGTCGTTCCTACGCTCACTTCCTCTTCTCCTCCGTTCCAGCCTTTTCGGCCTCAAGGGCGGCAACCCGCATCTCAGCCACCACGGCGCGGCGGGTGAGTGCGGCGATCTCGAATGTCAGGGCGTCGATCACCTGGACGGCGTCGACCTGCCCCTGTGTGGACTCGTTCACTGGTTCTCCTCATAGTCGTCTGGACGTGGAGCCGGGCCGTACAGCCCTCCCCCAAGTATCTCAGCTCCGAAGCCGTCTTCCGGCGCGGCCAGTCCTGGCTGCCACATGGACTCCCGAGCGTAGTCTCGCAGGACCGGCTCCCCCGCGTCATCCCAGTCCACGTTCACCTTGCGGGCGCCCTTGACGAGGACGGACACCTGAGCTCCGGGGGTGCCTTTGAGGGTGACGTACCACGGGGCCGCGTCCACCCCGTACCCCGTCTTCGTCAGGGTCCCGGACACGCCTGACTCGGTCAGGACGATCCATGGGGCTTTCTCCGAGGCGATCTTCGGCACGTAGGTGGGCAGCTCCCAGCGAGCGGTGCCGTCCTCGCCGAGGGTGACGGTCTCCCAGTACTCGATCCCGTCATAGGGGGACTCCGTCGCCGAGTGGGTCAGCCACAAGCCTCCGCGTTGCTTCGTCTCGCCGGGCACCGGCATGGCGAACTGCTTTGTCCCTGAGAAGTGGACTCCAGAGGAGTTGCACCAGACGGCGTTCTTCTGGTTCCAGGCCATGACGACGTCACCGCCGGCGACGTAGCAGCCACCGTCGGTCCAGTCGGTGGCTCGCATGATGTAGCCGCCCTTGCCGACCCACAGCTTTCCGGCACCCTTACCGAGGAGACCGTAGGCGAACTCCTCGCCGGTGGCGCGCATGTACCCGCCTGAGCCGGTGAAGAACACGCCGTTCGAGTTGAACGAGAAGGAGCCGTTACCTGCGGGGGTGTACATGGCGATAGCAGCCTCCCCTACGGTGAGGTAGGGGGAGGTGTTGGAGACAGACTTGCGCACCGGCCCCTGGATTACGAGGGACGGGTCGCCGTTCGACGCCTTCTGGAGTGCCAGGGTGGCGGCCCACCAATTGTCTTCCAGGGACTCGAAGGATAGGCCGCATCCGAACTTGGAGCCGTTGTAGCTGTCAGTCTTGGTCTCTCGGGAGACGACGTCCTCGAAATGAACCTGCGACCAGGTGTCTCGGCGACCGATTCTGCCGTAGATCTGGACACGGCCGGTCCAGGCGTCAATGCTCAAGGACTTCCAGCCATCGCTGGCGTAGACGTCCATCCCATCATCGGTGATCTTGATGCCGCGGCTCGGAGCCTTGGACGTCTGGATGGTGGCGCCTGAGATCACCTGCCCGTCGAGGGCGCCTACCTGGATATGGTCGGAGGTGATCGAGTTGGCGGCGATCATACCGGCCTTGATCTCCTCGAACTCGCCCTGCTGGGCGGTGATGATGCGGGTCCAGATGTTGCGGGCAACGACGTCGGTGAACGAGGCGTTGCCGGTCACGGTGAGCTGGTCTGTGGTCAGCTCCAGGAAGCGGCCGACGTCGGAGGCGATCTTGCGAGCGGCGATCTCGTTGATTGAGGCCGACCCCGCAGTCAGCTTCCCGACGTCGAGGTTGGAGATCTGCTGATTGTCGACCTGCATCCTCTCCCAGGACGAGCCGGTCCAGCGCCACTCCGCAACGATGTCGAGGGTGATGCCGTCCTGCACGCGGCAGGTGTCGCCCACGCTCTCACCGTCGAAGGGGGGTCGAGTGGTTGCGTCTCCCTTGATGTAGAAGACCTGACCGAAGGTGGTGCGCATTCGGCGCACTGCGGACTCGATGGCCGCGCCGGTCATCTTGGACACGGCCAGCGAGTAGTCGTCCCCAGCCTCCTCCCAGCGCCAGCCCTTCGGGGAGTAGACGACGGTGGAGTCCGGGGCGGTGCGCGAGCTGGTCGGCGTTGAGTGGCCGGGCGAGGCGAATCCCGGGGAGGTGACGTACTGCCCTCCCCGGGCCTTAGGGTCTGCCGCTGAGGGGTTCTGAGGTCCTGCCATTGCTCGCCTTACTGTGCCTTGATGATGTAGGTAAGGGCCATGTACGGGGGACGGTTCTCGTGGGCAGTGCCCTGACCGGTCGACTTAGCGATCAGGCCGGAGACTGAGCCGGCCTCGGACGTCGACAATACCTGCCAGGCGGCACCTCCGGAGACGTTCGAGGCGTACATACCGACGCCGTTCCTGCCGGGTTCGCCGGTCTTGCCTCCGATGTCGTGGGTGTGGGGCGGCAGGTTGTTCACTCCGAGAGAGACGGTGGCGGCACCTCCGGTGACTCCGAGGGAGTAAGACTGACCGGCTCCGGCGATGAATCGGTCCCTCAGGTCCGGCACGCGGAAGTTGCTGGAGTTGGTGGTGCCGTGGGAGGTGCCGAGGACCTGGAACAGCTTGGCGTAGGCCGTGCGGTCGTACAGGCCTCCGTTGCACAGGACCCAACCGGTAGGGGCGTTGGCGCCTGCGAAGGCGATGATCGCCCCGACGGGGAGGAGGAGGCTGGCGGCGTTAGTAGCTGAGGTGGCCACGTCCTGCACGCGGCGCTGGAGCTCTTCCTTGGTCGTGTTGAGGCTGTTCTCGACATTTGTCACGCCCTGGGTGGCGGCGCTGATGCCGGACTCCATGCGGGTGAGGTCCGCGGCGGTGATGCGGGTCTCGCCCGCCCCGAAGCCGTCTTTCCACACCTTTGTTGCGACGTATGGCAGCATCACCTATCTCCTTCAGCTCTGAGTACGAATACGCGACCATCGGGAGCAACCCAGATACTCGCACCAATTTTACCGGCGTCGGGGGGTACCGGTCCGGCGTCTACGAGGGAGGTGGCGACCTGCGTCATGGCGTCGGTCAGGTGCTTCATCTCCTTGAGGGTCCCCTCGCGGGCGGCGCGCTGCATGGCGTCGCTTCCAGCGAGCTTCTCCTCGACCTTCTTCGCGATGGCGTCGGCATCGATGCTCTGCTCAAGCACGATGCGGGCTCGCTGAGACCACGCCGAGCGGTTGCCGGCGCGGTCGTAGGAGCGGAGGGCTACCTCCCACTCCTTGATCTCCAGCCCGGCTAGGTTAGTCCGCTGAACGGGGCGGGGCATGTCCGTGAACCGCGCCGGAGGCGCGCCCGGCGCGTGTACCGACACCTCGATACCGGCGAAGTCGTCGGGCATGCCGGCGTTTCCTACACCCTTGCCGTCCCAGAAGACGCCCAGGACCCCTAGGGTCTGGGTGAGCTGGGGTGTGGTGGGGACCGGTGGCGGGGTGACGTCGCTGGCCATGGTGGCCACGACCTCCTCCGACCAGGCGCCGGTGGTGTCCTGCGTGACAGCCCTCACGGAGAAGGCGTACTTCTTACCACAGGTCAGGCCTCCGGTCTCCACCGACGTCCCTTTCGAGGCGAACATGGGGCCGGTGAGGTTGGGCAGCTCGCGGTAGGCGATCTCGTAACCGGTGACGTCCACGGCCACGCCGAGGGCGTCGGTTGACACGGGGCTCCACTGGAGCGAGGCGACGGCGACCGGCCACCCCTCGGCGTTGATGACGGCAGTGGACGAGACGTTGAGACCTTGAGGCGCCAGCGGGGCATACTTGCTTTTAGGCACCTCAGGGCGGGGATTCTTCCCGTCGGAGTTGACGGCCCCGAGGATGCCCTTCTGCTTCTTAGCCATGCGGGCCAGCAGGTCGTCCAGGACGGTCCCGAAGGTGACGTGCCCCTGGCAGCGCCCATTCTCAGTCATGGAGATTGAGATCTGAGTCACGCGCATGCGCTCCAAGCCGTTACGACGGTCTACCCGCACCCAGTCCCCGCAGCGGTAGTCGAGGAACGGGAGCCACTGGACGTCGTCGGCCTCCCACTCGCGCTTGACCTCCTGCGCAGCGTTGGCGCCGGTCTTGAGGGTGAGGTCAGCCACAGCTCGGGCCGTAGTCTCCAGCTCGACGCCGCCGGCCTCGACGACCTTCTCGGTGCGGGGCAGATCAGCCGGGGCTTCGGGGTTGCGGAAAGTCCACAGACGGCCGCCCTCGCCCTTGACCAGGACGTGGGTGCACAGCTTGGACCAGTCCAGCTTCTCCGGGGCCGACGTCGTGCCCGCGTCCAGACGCCACACGACGTCCTGATTCTCCCGCTTGAGCGCAGCGTCGGCGTTGTAGACCTGGAGGGTGCGGCCGCGCCACTGATAGTCAATCATGCCCATATTCATAAGGGCTTCCAATATGGACTTCAGTGAGATCGTGGTGTCGAAGGCGACGGTGGTCTTGGCGGCCCACGCCTGACCGGCCGAGTCGGTCGTGGTGTTGAAGTCGAGGTCGAGACCCTTGCCCCACCCACGAGCGACGGCCGCGTCCCAGATGGTGCGCAGGATCTGACCGGCGGTACGGGAGTTGAACTTGTACTTCCCGTCCTTGTCGGCGGCGCCGGCGGGAACGGACCACACGAGGGCGCCGTCGAGGCGGTGGCCGATGTGGATGAACTCAGCCGTGCGGTGGTCGGTCCCGTCCCCGACCAGGTTCCACGAGGACGAGAGGTTCATGAAGCGAGCGTTGGGCGGCTCGGTCCAGGTCACCCCGTCGTAGGTGAGCTCAACGGCGACCTCGACCATGCGGTCGAGAAGCCCGCCACGCACGCCCTGTTCCCCGTTGGGGTAGGACAGGGTGAGCGACGGCGTCTCCTGGCGCGGGCACGTGAACGTCCCCGCCAGGGCGTCCGGCAGGACGCCTAGGCGGGCGCCTGCCTCCTCGTAGGCGACGTAGCGCATCCCCAGGCCGCGCGGGAAGTCCAGGCGGCGGGGCATCAGTACGACCTCCTCGCCTTGATGTAGCCGGTGCAGCCCGTAGCCGTGACCGAGAGGCGGCCCTGAGGATCAGGGTCCAGGCGGAAGCCGCCCAGGCTCATCGAGATCTCCCCGTCGGCGCTGCGAGCCCCTCCAACGACCTGCCAGTCGGCGGACGGGTTCTTCCACGCCCGGTACGAGGCGACGTCCACCAGCAGCCTCTCAGCGCCCGTCAGGGAGCCGTTGAAGGTGAAGGTGGAGCCTGAGATGTTGTCCTTGAGGGTGCAGGTCTGCCCCGTCGGGGACAGCATCAGCCAGGGGTCCGGGATCGGCATGTTCCCGCCGGTCAGGGACCCTAGGTCGTTGAGGTCGACAACCGTCGGCTGCGGGTCGCGCCACAGGCCGGAGGCCACCTCGAAGGCGGCCGTCAGCGTGGCGATCTGCGCCTCGGGGTCGATGGTCGGCTCGATGGAGGAGGACAGCCGGACGTCGGCCACCTTGAGCGTGTTGCCCTGAGGCTGGAAGCCGAGGGTCTGCATGCGGCCGAAGGCGGTCAGGCGGCGCAGCAGCGCTCGGAGGTTGAACTCCAGCTGGTCGAGGCCGCCCTTGCAGCGGTTTCCGTTGCGGCCGTCCTCCCAGGAGAAGACGGTGAACTTCAGGACTACGGTGCCGGGCTTGAGGACGGTGGCAGGGATCGGCAGGACCCCGAATCGGTTAGGGATGTCGACGCTGATGCGCCAGGGCTCGCCTCGAGTCGACAGAGTCGTCTCGGAGGCGAGGACCCAGCGCATCTTCTCGTCGTCCAGGTCTACGCCGTCGAGTGAGTAGATGGCCATGGGTGGGTGACCTCTCAGATCAGTGCCGCGAGGCGGATGCCCTCAGCGACCTCGTCGCGGGTCTTCGAGTCGGACTTCGCCTGCGGATAGTGGTTCGTGATGTTGATGGTAGCACCCGATTGGATCTGCCTATCAGTGCCTGAGGGGCCGCGAGTGGCGTCCATCTTCCCGGTCCGGGCGTTGCTGCCGCGGACCGGGGAGACGTTGATCTTCGAGTCCAGCCCGATGGTCGCGGGCTTGGTGATGTCGTCCGTGAGCCCGGCCAGCGAGTTGCGCACGACGCCGTACTGGGACTCCAGGCCCTTGACGAAACCCTGCATGATGAGCTCACCGGCGGGCTTGAGCAGCACCTTGTCGACCGGGGCGGGGCCCTTCCAGGAAGGCAGCATCTTGGTCAGGCTGTTCAGCTTGTTCTTGACCGTCCCAATCATCGAGGAGATTCCGTTGATGAGGCCCTGGATGATCTTCCGACCGGCCCCGGTCAGCCATGAGCCCGCGCCGGAGAAGATGTTCTTGATGCTGTTCGGCAGGTTCCTGACGGTGTTGACGGCGCTGGAGACCCCTGAGGAGATTGCGCTGGTGAGGCCGGACCACGCGGAGGACGTGATGCTCCGCACCGTGTTCCAGGCTCCCGAGAAGAGGGACGCGATGGAGGAGCCCCAGCCGGAGACCGTACTAATGATGCCGGAGAGCGCACTGGAGACGACGGACTTGGCCTGGTTCCACATCGCCGAGATGATGGTCCACAGGACCTGACCCAGGCCTCGAACGGTGGCGTTGATGGCGTTCCACGCCCCCGTCACCATCTGTTTCAGGGCCTCCCAGGCCCCGGACCAGTCGCCGGTGATGACGGCGAGGACAAACTTGATGATCCCGGAGATGATCTGAAGGTTGGCCGAGAAGACGGCCGCGATGGTCTGAAGGATGACCGTGATAATCGGCATGAGCGCCTGCACCACGGTGCCGATGAGCTGGATCGCGGGTACGAGGACGGACATGATCGCGTCCACGATCGGCTGGATCAGCGGCACGACGGCAGCCAGCAGCTCGTTGATGATGGGGCCTAGGACCGCGAACAGCGCGGACAGGAGCGGGCCAAGTGCCTGGATGACCGGCATAAGGGCCGCGCCCAGCTGCTCAATGATCGGCGCCAGCAGGATGGCCAGCTGGGAGAAGACCGGAGCCAACTGCTCGACCAGCGCAGCGATGAGTGGGGCAACGGCGACGAGCAGCTGCCCGGCTACGGTGGCGATGGCGCCGAACGCCTGCCCCAAGGCGGGCATGGCCGGAGCGAGTGCCTGCACGGCGGTCAGGACGCTCTGGAAGAACGACACGAGCCCGCCCTGGAAGGCGGGGTCCTGGAGCGCGGCGGACAGGCCCTTCAGACCGGTCTCAATGATCTGCCCGACCAGAGGCAAGATCGTGGAGATTGTGGGGGCCAGCGAGACGAACGCCTGCCCGAGGGAGCCGACGCCAGCGAAGGCGTGGGAGGACGCCTCAGCCATCGAGGAGAAGATGGATGTCAAGGTCCCTTGCCACAGGGGGCCGTTGACGGCCTTGTTCGCGCGGTCCATGGCCGAGGCGATGGAGTCCAGCGGCGCGGACCCGGCGGCCATGGCGGTGAACAGGCCGCCGAGGATGCCTCCCAGGTCGACCACGATGTCCTTCAGCGTGCCGAAGGTCTTGGCGGCGCCCTGGATGGCCTGATCCATCTCGCCTGAGGAGGTCTTGGCCTGCACCCAGTTCTGGAAGGAGTAGGCGACGTCGTTAGCCCATCCGGCGATGGAGGGAAGGTACTTGGCGCCCGTCTCACCGAGGGTGAGGAGGGCGTCGGTGAAGGCCCCAGCCCCATCGCCGCCGATGTTCATCGCCTCGGCCAGGTAGCCGAGAGAGGCCTGGAAGCCTGGGATGTGCTCGGTCGCCACGTCGGTGACGGCGGCGGCCATCATGCCCATCTCGGTTGCCACGCTGGCGATGGACGGGCCTAGGGCGTCCAGGGCGCTGTTGGCGAAGTAGCGGACGGACTCGGCGGCCTCGCCCCAGAAGTGCAGGGAGATGTCCTCCTGGAGGGCGGTGAATCTAGGTCCGAGGTCGCCCAGGACGTCCTTGGCGTCCTTCATGGCGGCCACGAAGATGCCTACCCCCGCACCGGCGGCTCCGAGGATGCCGGGCAGCGCTAGCAGGGCGGGTAGGGAGTGCGCGACGCCCACCCCGAAGGCGGAGACGATGCCGACACCGGAGCCGAGGACTGAGACCAGCCCGAGGACAGCGGTGCCGACGGCGCCCATCTTGACGGCGGCCGTGTCCAGGTTGGTGAACAGGTCGTTCAGCGAGTTCTTCAGGTTGCCGAAGATGTTCCCACCGGCCAGGGCCTTGAGCTGGGCGGCGACCTTGGCGATGCTGGCCTTCGCCAGGCGGGCGTGGATGTCGACGAAGTAGGGCTTCTTGGTCAGACGCGCCAGGTCGAAGCGGGCCTTACCGTCGTCCAGATCGGCGTTGACGGTGGCCTTGCCGTCGAGCTTGTTGAGCTCGTGCTTGAGCTTGCGCTTCGACTCCTCGGAGAGGTTGGCGTGGGCCTCGATGTTGCCGCCGATCTCGGCGATCTCCTTGCGGAGCTTCTGGGCCGAGGCGCGGTCAAGCTCGCCCTTGGCGGGGATCTTCCCGTCGATTTTGGCGATCTGAGCCTTGATCTTGTTCTGGGCGGCTTTCTCCAGGGAGGCGTTGACCTTGAGATCGCTCTTGATGTTGGCGATCTTCTCCTTGATCTCGGCGATGTCATGCCCGTCGATCTCGACCTTGGCGTCGATCTCGGCGTCCAGGCCCTTGAGGTCACGGATCGCCTTGGCCTGGGAGGCCTTGTCCAGGTCGACCCGAGCCTTGACGGCGGCCTTCATCTCGTCGAGCTCGCGTCCAAGCTTGGCCACGGCGTTGTCGTCGAGGACAGGCTTCACCGGAGCCCGGGAGTCCATCTGGCGCAGCTTGCGCTTGATGTCCTCGATGTCCCGCTTGGAGATCTCGGCCCGGGCCTGGCCCTTGGTCTGACCGATGGCGCGCTCGATGCGGCGCAGGTCCTTCGGGTCGATCCGAGCGTTGACCTGGAGCACGACGCCGTCGAGGGCGTCCTTGACGGAGTCGCGCATGTCCCGCGCCCACTTGTCGGCGGCGCGCTCGATGCGCTTGCCGATCTTCTTGAGGCTCTTCTCGATACCTCGCTCAGCGTCGCCGCGGAAGTCGCGCGCGTCGGCGCCTACCTCTACGACGACCTCACCGATCTTGTCTGCCACGGGTCCCCTCCCGCTCGTACGTCAAGCGGGCGGCATCGCGGCCCGATCTGTCTAAGGCCATGATACCGCCCGCATAGGCTTGTGTTATCAGTGCAGTCACATCCCTAGGGAGGACTTAAGGGCGCCGAACCCGCCGGACTCGTTGCCGGCGAACCAGGGGCTTCTCGGATCCGTGACGGCGACGCCCTTGGGGGGCATCCACAGCTCTCGCTTCAGCTTCTCGGAGTCGTTCTCCTCACTGGCGTTGCGGGTGAGGATCCACCACATGACGTGACAGAAGCGATTCAGGGGCAGCTTCTCCAGGTCGATGCCGTGACCGAGGCAGAACCCGTCGATGTAGTCCCACTCCGAGTAGGCCGAGGCGAGGAGCCTCTGGATCACGTAGTAGGGTTTTCCCCACTCGTCTCCATGACAGCGCTGATGAGCTCAACGACATCAGGAATGTCGAGGTCATCGTCAGGGTCCTTCAGGCGCTCAGTCACCTTCGGGCCGATCTCCTTACCGAAAAGGACGAGGTTCCACTTCTCCAGACCGTCCAGCAGCTTCTCAGCGTCCTCTCCGGCATCCTTAAGGGCCTGAGAGAGGAAGACGGCCACGGAGGCCTTGGGCGGGCGGACCGTGTACTCGATACCGACCAGTTCGATGTCAATGGACTTCCGGGTCTTGCCGGGGATCGTGATTGTAGCCATGAGGCGATTCTAATGGAAGTCAGAGGGTTTGATAAGCCGAGCGGCGTCCCGGACGAAGTGGGCGCCCTTGACCCCCCGGACCCACTTCGCGAACACGGTTGCTCGAGAGCCCTTCGGGTTGAACGCCATGAAGCGCTTCGTGGCCGGGCCGTGCGCCCTCGTCCCGTACTCCTGATAGGCGGCGTACGCGGTGCGGGCCCCTACGGAGAACGTCGGGTTGAGCGGGTGTTTCCCCGGAACCCGCTCAATTGTGACTGAATTCACCATACGTCCAGTGTCAACGCGCCCGGCGGACTTGATGTTGCGCTGAATGCGGCCCTGCGTGCGGCGGGTAGCCTTCAGGGCAGCCTTTTTAGTGATGTCCGCCACCTTGTCAGCGCGGATGGGGCCCTTGAACCGTACTCGGACGTGGGTCACGGGCAGCGCACCTTCACGGTGAAGGTCCACTCGCCGGCCACACACCCGCCGTCGGGGCCCTGCGCGGACCACTCCATGTCGGAGGCGTTGGTCTCCGAGGTGAGGAACCGGCCGAGGTCCGCCATGTCCTGATGCAGGGTGGCCGCGTCGGCCGTCAGGTCGTAAGGGCGGGGGCCGCGGCCACGATCGTCCACGACCTCCACGCAGCGGAGCGTACCGAGTGAGAAGGTCGCGGCCCAGTAGCGGATGGCGCAGTGGTCGCCGTCGATGGCGGTGGGGCCGAAGACCGGCGAGACGGCGCCGGTTCGGATGTAGAGGTGCCCTGCGCAGCACTCGTCCCACGCCACCTCAGCCCCCGGGGCGACGTAGGCCTGAGACACGGCGTGGGACAGCGCGGCCGCCCCGCCCTTAAGCAGGGCGAGGGCGGTGGAGTGGACCTCCGACGGCGTCGGGGACGCTACCCGACCGGACAGGGCAGCGTAGTCCTCGCCGGCAGCGCGACGGGAGCGGTTCAGGCGGGGTGCGGGGCTCACCAGATCACGCTCCCCACCTAGACGGCGAGGCGGGCTGCCTGCGGACGTAGTCGTCGGGGTTGTAGGCCCGAGCCAGCTGGCGAGGCTTGCGGATCGAGGTGACCCAGGAGTCGACCAGCCAGATGCCGGTACGGCCCTCCTGCATCTCGTCGAAGTCGTCCTGCACCTGCACCGTCACGCCCTGGCGGGTGACGGTCTGGAGACGGGCCGGCAGGGCGCAGTCGCGGTCCATGCAGGCCGCCTTGGCCAGCTCAAGGGCGAGGACGCCGGCGGCGACCATGCCACCCTCGGGAACAGGGATGCCTTTGGAGTAGCGGATCTCCCAGGTGCCTTCCTCGGTGACGTCCCGAGATAGGTCTTGTACTGCCGGGAATACAGCCGGAACCTCGGTGCCCGACGTCGAGGTGCGGCCCGTCAGGGTGAGGGTGGAGCGGTTGTAGACCCGATAGGCGTCGGCAGGGAGAACTAGGCCGTTGATGGTGACCTTGTGGACCCGGTAGACGTTGCCGGGCAGGCGAATCGACCGGCAGCCGCCGGGGCACACGCACATCTGGCCGCATGTCCCGCACACGACGTCGTGCATCACCCCACCCAGACGGACCGGGGCGAAGGTGTGGCGCAGGTAGGGGGTCCCTTGATAGGTGGGCGGCTGATGCCCGGCCAAGGGCTCGGGGCGCAGCGAGACGATGTCGGTCCCGAAGCGCCTTCCGGTCCACTCCCACAGCAGCTGGGTCGCCATGGCCTCGAAGGTGTGCTGCTGCTCGGGCCTGCCGGCCTCGTCCAGGTACTCCTTCAGGTCCTCGCACGCACTGTAGGAGACCGGCCAGTCTCCTGGGCCATAGCCCTGCTCTATTACATCCATGCCCTCTCCTACAGTGCGTGCTGGGTGCGGGATGGCTACGCCGCGATAAGCGGTGCCCGCAAGCCCGAGTATACCGATAGGACACTCTGATAGGGCCGTAGGCGGACTTTCTAGGCGTGTAGGTACGGTGACAGCCCCCCCCCCCCGCCCCGGCGCCGCCGGCCGCGGCGGGGGGCGG